GTTACCCGCTTGAATTATCCCCCCATGACCACATAGTACCATCTTGTTTTATCGCAACGGTATTGTACACATGGTATCCACATGCAATTTGTTTCCAGTTAGTTCCTACTCCTATTTGAACAGGGGATGAATAATTAATTGTAGTACTATTACCTAATTGTCCAGAGAAGTTGTTTCCCCACGCCCATAGTGTCCCATCAGTTTTAACTGCTGCGGTATAATTAGCACCACATACTACTTGTTTCCACGGAATGGTTGATGTAATTTGTATAGGTGACGAATAATTCATGATTGTTCCGTTTCCTAACTGTCCATTACCGTTGACACCCCACGCCCATAATGTTCCGTCGGTTTTAATGGCCATTGTGTAATACTGGCCGCCGGCAACTTGTTTCCAATTAGTACCTGTTCCTACCTGTATTGGCGAATTATATATTGTAACTGTGCCATTACCTAACTGTCCGTAACCGTTATACCCCCAAGTCCATAATGTTCCGTCGGTTTTAACCGCAGCCGTAGTATGAGAATCACAGTTAATGACCTGTTTCCAATTAGGTAACGAACCTATCTGTATCGGAGATGAATAATAAACATTAAATACCCCATTTCCTAAAGATCCCGCCCCATATCCGTCAGTTCCCCAAGCCCATAATCCCGGACTTGTTCTTGATCCAGTTGCTGATGCTATGTTAGGATATGTATCTAGTAAGTAAGATTTAGTAATATACCTCTGCCCTAAATCTTGAGCAACATTGGTATTAGGATCTACTATGCTAAACCCTGTAAACGGCTGGTATGGTCCAAAATTAGCTGGCATTCGGTACTCCGACTCTTGGTTGTAGAACAGGTACTAGACTAGTATAAATTTCTTTTAATTTATCGATGTCGGGAGTATTATTGATTTCTGTAGCAATAGTTAATTCCCAGTCAAATTGTGCTTGAACATAATCGTGTACAGTATTCACTATAGTCTGCATATCAGTCGACGTTAATGGAACAAAATCTGATCCTAGTTTGTAATTAATAGAGTTTGTACCCATTGATGATAATAACGTCGAAAAATGTATTCTCGAATCTTTATCTGTCGGTACATTAATTTCTCCAGAAGTAACCTTTACAGTAGTTCCTGCATTTTCTTTTGTATTTCTTAATCTTACCGCAACTTCAATTAATGATCCTTGAATATGCCCTAATGATCTATCTTGTTTATGATAAGTTGCAAATGCTTGATTATCTTCATATGTGTAAAATGGTCCAACTGGTTCTTCAAATGTTAGATCCATATCAGGCATTTCAGTACCAACAATTGGGAATATTTCAAATCCTTCCCCAACATCAACATAACCTGGTTCAATCGGAGGTACTTGGTATTGGAATGAGATTTCTCCTTGGTCGTGTAAGTCGTCAAATTCTGATTGGATATAACGTTGTTTCCAATCAAATGGTCCAAGGTGTACTATTTGTTTATTTTGTACTAAAAGATACTGTGCCATTGTTTTTCCTTATGTTATATCTGCGAATGTGATTGCTGCTGTATGGATGATCCCACCAGCAACTTGTTTCCAATTGGTTAATGTTCCTACTTGAATTGGTGAAGAATAGGATGTTGTTGTTCCATTGCCTAATTGGCCAGCACCTAGTCCATAATAAAAGTACAAATTACTTCCCCATGTCCATAAAGTACCATCTGTTTTAATTGCTGCTGTATGTCTATATCCACCCACCACTTGTTTCCAATTAGTTAATGCTCCTATTTGGATTGGCGAAGAATAATTAGTGTTTGTTCCATTACCTAATTGTCCGCCATTACCATATCCATCATCAATATTATAACCACATGTCCATAAAGTACCATCTGTTTTAATAGCTGCGGTGTGGTACGATCCACAAGCAACTTGTTTCCAATTCGTTAATGATCCTACTTGAATTGGTGATGAATAATATATTGTTGTTCCATTACCTAATTGTCCATAATTATTATATCCCCATGCCCATAAAGTTCCATCAGTTTTAATTGCTGCTGTATGAGAGTCTCCACCAGCAACTTGTTTCCAATTAGTTAATGCTCCTACTTGGATTGGCGAAGAATAATTAGTGTTTGTTCCATTACCTAGCTGTCCATATTGATTATATCCACAAGTCCATAAAGTACCATCTGTTTTGATTGCTGCCGTATGAGAGTTTCCACCAGCAACTTGTTTCCAATTGGTTAATGATCCTACTTGAATTGGAGAGGAATAATATACTCCTGTTCCATTGCCTAATTGGCCAGCAGAATTATTTCCCCATGTCCATAAAGTACCATCTGTTTTAATTGCTGCTGTATGAAAGTTTCCACCAGCAACTTGTTTCCAATTGGTTAATGATCCTACTTGAATTGGAGAGGAATAATATACTCCTGTTCCATTGCCTAATTGGCCATACCTATTATATCCCCATGTCCATAAAGTACCATCAGTTTTAATTGCTACTGTGTATAGATATCCACATGCAACCTGTTTCCAATTGGTTAATGTTCCTATTTGGATTGGCGAAGAATAATTAGTTTTTGTTCCATTACCTAGTTGACCAAAATTATTATATCCCCATCCAAACAAACTATTCCCAACAAACTGATCTACCAACCAAGCATCAGTGATGTATTCGTCATCGAGGTCTATTGCACCGAATGCCGAATCGCTCTTTTGAAAATTACTAGGGTTACCAGTTGCCATTACTTATTCTCTAATGCATCTAATCTTGCTGCTAATTCTTTGTTTGATTCAATCAAGTATCCAATTATACCATCATAGTTAACGCTTTTAAGACCGTTACTTTCACTCACTAACCACGGTAAAATCTTTTCAACTATTTGAGCAATTGTACCAGCAGACTTAATTCCGTTGTCTTTCCAGTTAAATTCAAATCCGCCCAACTGTTTAATTATTTCAGTTGCATTGACAATCGGAGTGATATTAGTTTTTTGTGTTTCGTCGGACAATGATTGGAATAATGTTGTATACAATGTACCAATGTAAGGATTGAAGTATAAGTTCGATGGCGATACAGTTGTAGTATTTGTATATCCGGAACTATTAGGTTGTAGTCCTAAGAAGTAAGTAGAATTTGCAGTAGTTGATGTCAATGCTGTACCGTTGTTGCTAATTACTCCGTTATTAATAGAAATACTAGTTCCGTCAACTAATACACCGCCTAATTGTGTTGTGCTTGCAGTAGCTAATCCAATAGTGCCACTTGAATTAGTAATACCGCTTGTAGTAACCGTTGGAATAATTACACCGCCTAATGAACTTGTACTTGCAGACGGTAATGTATATTGTGTTGCACTAATAACACTATTATTGATAGTGATACTAGAACCGTCGACCTTTATAGCACCTAAGTTATTTGTAGTTGCTATTGGTAATAAACTTGAAGATACTGTGCCAGTTACTAAATTAGAAGCATTTAATGAAGTTAAACTTGCTCCTGATCCTGAAAAAAGCGGTGCAGTAATAGTACTCGATGATGTTAATCCCGGTACTGTGCCGATTCCAACAGTAATAGTATTTGTTGTTCCGTTAGTTGTTAAAGTAATACCATTTGCCGGTGTAAAAGTTAAATTGCTAGTCGGACTTGTTGGTACTAACGTAGTTTGCCCTGTAACTTGTATATTACTATAAAACGGAAATGATGAACTAATTGTTAAAGAATTTGAACTAGCATTAGTTGTTAATCCGATTCCTGAACCTGCAATAAAAGTAAGCGTATCGCCTGCTGCACCTGCTGTAAGAGTCGGCTGTCCTGCAGAATTAACTATACCAAATGAAGTAGGGGTTGGTACAAGTGGTGAAATAACTGCTGTACCCGAAGGAACTGACGGTACAATGGTTGGAGTAGTTAATGGTTGAATTGTCTCAATATAAGAAGCAACATAGGTTAATTTGGCACCCGTATAGCCTGTGTTTGCTGTCGCAGCCATTGTTAATATACTGTTTGTTACAGTTGCAGTTAACGTGACTAGAGGATCTTGGATAGTCGTTCTACCAAATATCGATAACGTTGCTTGTCCAGGTCTAGCAACTACCAAAATCTGCATAGTTTCTTTTGAATTTGAATCGTACTCAACAGTAACAAAATATGATGCGCTCGAAAAATCACCTACATGCCATTGGTCTATAGTTGTATTGTTGTGAACTTGAATCCAAGGGTTTTTGAATGATAAATCTTTTTGCAGTTTAATCGTGTTACGTTGTCCCTGCGTGATGTAATTAGTTATATTAAGCATGATTCATTCCTCTAATATATTTATCGAGAAAAGAAGTTTAAAAAGACGGTGTTTTGGATAAAAATAAAGCGTATATCTCTATACGCTTTAATACTAAACTGCGTTTGCGTATGCGAAGTACGAATACTGATTTGGTGCAGTACAAACAATTGTATAAAAATATTGATTTGTTCTGCTAGTAGTCGGTGAAGGTCCGGCTCCGATAAGTGTTGCTGTAATACCGTTAACTAATACGGTCGGGTTGTATGCTGTGCCACCTACTGGAATTAATACAGTTATCGGTAATGCATAATTAACTGATAGTGAAATACCAGTAAGATCTAATGTCCAAGCTGAACTAACAACACTTCCGGCGGTTATTATGTTCGTTACAGTTCCTGCGACCGGAGTTGTACCGCCAGTTGCTGTAATTGTAATAGAAGTTGAACTTACTATACTTGTTACGGTAATTGTACCAGTACCTATTGATCCAGAACCTGCTACAGCAAGTATTACCTGATTTGCTACTAGACCCGAAGTTGAAGTCATACCAGTAATTGTTGCAGTCCACGGACCTGTTCCACTAATACTACCAACTGTGCCAGTATAACTTACATAATAACTGGCTAAATTAATAAATGTGCCCAAACTATTAACTGGAACAGTAACAAAGTTACCACCGATCGATAAATTTTCAGTAAATACAGCCTGTTGTATTGCTGGTAACTGTAAGTTTGGTGCTGAACTAATTCTAGGTAATCTTCTCATTATAATCGCCTATTAAATTGCTGCTACCCACACAGTATAAGAATACTGATTTGGTGCAGTACAGATAATTGTGTAATAGTAAGCATTAGTTCTAGATGTTGCACCACCATTACCTGCTCCGATTAATGTAGGAGCGATACCATTTACTAATACCGATGGGTTATATGCTGACGCACCTTGTGGTATTAAAATAGTAATAGTTAATGTGTAGTTAACTGACAAAATTACACCAGTAAAATCTAAGTACCAAGTATTTGCAGTTGGGGCGTTAGCCATTTGGATTAACGTTCCTACAGTATTAATAGGAATAGTCGCATATGTACCGTTACCTGGCGCTGCTAGTGGATAATAATAGTATCCTTGTTGAATTGCTGGTAGCTGTATAATCGATGCCGAACTAATTCTAGGTTGTTTTCTCATTGTGTCTCCTATTCAATTAGTGTTGTGGGGGAACTAGTCCCCCACAATCTAATTTATTATACTGCTTCTTGAATACCTGTTGCTACTGCACTAACTTGTGATTGGTTACTAGAAACATACAAGTAAGTGTTTGGCGGAACTAATATACCAGTTCTTTCAAATGTACCATTTGGTGATAATGTAACATCATGTTCAATGAAGTCAGTGAACGATGGTTGTGAGTTAATTACCATAATGTTTGTACCAGCGGTATAGTTACCTGGAACAGTACCTGATGCATTTGTAATAGGCCATGTAGCACCGTTTAATGTAGCCGAAAGCATAAGTCTTCTGCTATCGAGTACTGCCTTAACATAGTACATTGGTACAGCGTAGAAACCACCAACTGTTGTTTGTGATGACCATGCAGCAGCAAATGTCACTGCGGTAGCACTTGGCCAACTTGACGCCACTGTAATAGTTGTACTAGAAACAGTTAACACATAATATGTCTGGAATGGTACTAAACCACTTGTAGTAGTCAATGGTGATAATGGGTTAGTAAACATAATCGGTTGACCTACTACTAGTAAGTTTGTTGCACTAGTGTTGATTGTAATGTTACCGTTTGTAGCAACTGCTGTTACAATGAACGGAGTACCATATGTTGGAGCACCGTTGTATGTACCTGCCGCTGCTGTTGCACTAACACCAAATGTTGTACCGCTTACTGCTGTGAATGTTACAGGAGTATTTGGAACAAAGAATGTATTAGTAGCACCCTGTGCTTGTGCAAGTGTAATAATGTTACTATCAATCTTAACAAGTGTATTACCAGCTGCTTGTGTAACTGGAGTCGGCACTGTTAATGTTAAACCACTTACAGTTGCAGTCGTTGTTGCAATCTGGAAGGTGTTTGGTGTAGGTGTTGCTAATACAAAGTAAGTCGAGTAAGGTGTTAATGATGAACCTAATGAACTTACTAACTGCATAGTTAACACGTTAGTTTCAGTAACCCACGATAATGTAGCACCACTTGGAGTTGAACTTAAAGTGAATGTGTTATTATCTAATACTGCCTTAATGTAGTATGTTGTACCAGGTTGGATAGTACCGCTTGTTTGGTTAGTATATCCGTAACCTGTGAATACTACTGCTTGGTTAGCACTTAGCAATGCTGTACCGTTTGGAGTATATAAGTTGCTACCAGTAATTGCGGTGATGTTAATCTGCGCACCTGTGAATGCAAATGGTAATGAAGGACCAATTACGTTCGACATATTAGTTAATGCATTTGCGTTTGACGCAGTTAATGTCATATAACCGTATGTTGTTGTACCAAGTGTAATCGCTGTACCTGCAATTGCGTTCGCTAAAGATGTTGCTAATGTAAATGTTGTTACGCTCGGAATTGTAGCAACATAGTATGTGGTGTATGATCCAACACTGTTTGCTGATGTTGGAACAAACGCAGTACCTGAAATAAACACTGGTTGACCAATTGACATCAATGCAGTTGATTGCTGAACAGTAATAGCACCAGTACCTTGTGTTAGGATTGCAACCTGGCCGCCCCATACTAATGATACTGTAAACTGTGTTGCATTAATAATCTGTGCAACATAATAAGTAACACCCGATGCTAACGAACCAATTGCACTACCGAATACAATCGGCATACCTACTGCTAATGCTGATGTAGTAAGACATGTAATATAGTTAGTACCATATGATGTGTTAGTTACAAGTGCAATATTTCCAGTAGTTAATACATTCGATGAGTTAGTACCGCTGTAAATTGGCATTGGTTGTGTAATCAATACGTTAGTTACAGGAGCCCATGTTGTTAACGGAACCATCATCATCGACTGTGTTGTACCAGTATTGTTAACTGCCGATAATGTAAATGCCGAACCACCTGGTGTAGTTGAAATAGCAATTGTACCAGATACTGGGTTAACAGCCTGTACATAGTAAATTGTACCTTGTGTAACACCACCGAGTACAGCACCACCGATTGTGCTATAGAACACAACTGCTTGGTTCTGCTGTAATCTTGCCGGACTTTGTGTAACTGTAATCGAACCAGTAGTTGTTTGATGTGTTAACAATGCACCATTAAGAGTCTGTAGAACAGTTGTGCCGTTAGTTGCAATACCTAATGAGTTAACCGGTGCTGTAGTAACTGCAAATCTCTTTTCATCGTAAACAAATAACACATAGTAGATAGTGTTCGCAGCTAAGAAGCCTAGTGAACCACTAAATGCTATTGCCATACCTGGATACATAGCGAACGTATTAGTTGCAGTAACTAACATAGTACCGTTAACCGCAGCAGTAGCAGATACAGCAAATGTTTGTGTTTGAAGAACCGAGGTACCGTTATTTGTTGAGTTGAAACTTAATGCTCTGTAGCAACCAACCTGTGCAGTCATCTGGCCCGATGTAGTTGTTAATGCTAATTGGTTACCTGATGCACCCGGTACTGTACTAACAATAAATGTAGTCGAACTACCAATATTAGTAACATAATAAGTTACACCGTAGTTTGAACCAGCAGTTAACCCACCAATATATGATGCAGCAACAAATGTTACAGGTTGATTGAGCTGTAAGAATGTTGTTGTTTCACTCATTGTTGCACTACCGCTACCACTTAAGATAACGTCTGGACCGCCCCAAAATGCTGATACTGTAAATGTTGTACTTGACTGTACTGATGCAACGTAGTAAGTAACACCTGTGTTAAGTCCGCAGAACGCAGCACTAAATGTTACTGCTTGACCAACTACAAATATTACAGTTGAGCTTGCAGTTAACAAGTTAGCAGTAGTTGCACTATTACCACTTACGCTGTAACCAAGTGTAGTTATTACGTTAGTACTTGTAGTAGTTGCACCGATTGTAAGTGCCGGTGTTGAGTTGAACGAATATGCAGTTGCAATACCTGTTGCACTTAATGGAAGTACAGCCATTGTGTTTGCTGTTGCGCCTGATAAGACCTGAACACCGCCGCCTAATGAACTAGAAACGTTAAATGTTGTACTAGTTAAGATCGAACTTACATAGTAAACAGTCGGGTTAATAAGTTGGTTAACAGTAGCAGTAAGACCACCAATTGCTGTACCAATAAAGATAACTGGTTGGTTAACAGTTAATTGTGCAGTACTTGGAACAGTAATTGCATAAGAACCAGAACCTGCTGTAGCAGTTACCTGAATCGGTGCAACTGTTGGCATTGGGAACAATCCTAAACCAGCTGGACTAATGCTTGCACCTGCTCTTGCAAGAACTAATGAAGTAGCATTTGGTGTGTTTTGAACAACATAGTTCTGTCCGTTAACACCGTATTGCTGTCCAAAGATACCTTGCTGTGCTGCAAACTGTGTAGTTGTGCTAGTTAATGCAAACTGGCTACCGCCTGGTGTTGCAGAAATTGTAAATGTAGTCGTACTTAACACGGTTAGTACATAGTAAACTGTACCAGCAACAATGTTACCAATGTTACTTGTCGGATAAGTCATGTTACCAAATACAATCGGCTGTCCAGCAATTAAGTTTGTTGTGCTGTTGCAAGTAATAATGTTAGAAGTAGCTGCTGTGCTAGTTACGATAACAGTTGGCGAGTTTAAAATAACTGTTTGGTTGAGCGAGTATGCTGATGTTGATTGTTGAACATACATTGTACCTGAACCAGAAGTTAATGCAACAATCGGTCCGCCATATGTTGTTGAAATATTAAACTGTGTGGTACTTGCAATTGCATTAACATAGTAAACAGTATTTGCACTAACGCCACCAAGTAATGAAATACCAGTGAATACAATCGGTTGTCCTACTGCTAAGTTTGCTGTGCTAGATACAGTCAAATAGTATGTTGGGCTAGTTGCAGATGTAGCACTTACAGTAATCAACGGTGTGTAATAAGCAAATGCGTCAACAATGTTATTAACGATCGGGTTAGCAATAATCTGACCACCACCAGTTAATGTAGCAGCGGTTGATGTAGTACCCGGAACGCTTAATGCTGACGAAATAGTAAACAATACAGCCGAATCAATACTTCTAATGTAGTATGTTGTACCAGAAGTAACACCGGTATAAGGTGAACCAATGCTTGTTGAACCTTGGAACTGGATCGGTTGGTTTAGATACAAGTTTGCAGTTGCTTGCTGTGCGTTCACTGATCCAGTTGCTGTAGCAAGTGCATAGTTCTGTCCGCCTAATGTTGGAGAAACTGCGAATACTGTTGCAGTCGGAATAGATGAAACATAGTAAATCATACCTGAAACTAAGTTACCTAATGCACCACTGAATACAACCGGCATACCAACTGTGAATCCAAATGTATTATTAACAGTAATTAAGTTGGTTGTAGCAGTAGTTGCTGTAACCGCATAAGTCTGTGTCTGCATTTGGTTTGAACTAGTAGACTGCAAGATTGTTAACACTGGTCTTGGGCCAATTAAGGTTGGCATTGCACCGGATGTGCTACTTAAAGTAAAGATCTGTCCAAACGGCGAAGTTGAAATAGTAAACTGCGATTGAGTTGGAACAGTTCTTACATAGTAAGTTGTGTTAGTTGTAGTACCACCGAACGCTGTACCAGTTACGAGAATCGGTTGTCCTGGATTTAAGTTAGTGGTTGCATGTTGTACTGTGCTATTTGAAACAATCGAACCTGCTGATAATGCATAAGTTGGACCGTTAAATGTTGGTGAAATCTGGATTGTTGTTGCACCGACATTAACATAAGTGATATAATATGTTAAGTAACCAGTAATAGTACCGCTTGCAGTATTTAAAGAAACTGCTGTACCGTATGGAACTAATGAAACTGTAAATGTTGAAGTACTTGGAATACTTGCAATATAATAAACAGTACCGTATGTAAGTCCACCTAATGTGCCGTTAAAAACAATCGCTTGTCCAATAGCAAGTCCGGTTGTGTTACCTGAAATACTAATAGTATTAGTACCAGTTGTAGTACCAGTTACGCTAACAAAACTGAAAATGTTGTTTGTAGTTGCATTTGCACCGCTGTTAAACAAGAATGTAATCGGTTGTCCGACTGCAAAAGTTGCAACAGAGCTAAGTGTAATATCTGTAGTTGTGTTGCTTGATGCAGTAACAGTCGATGTAGTATACGTATTGTTTAGAGCATAAATTGAACCAGTTGCTGTTGAAGTACCTAATGAAACTGTAGGAACAATTGACTGGAATCCTGCAAGTTGTGCACCTGCTGCAACAGTTGTTAGTGCTAATGCACTTGGTGCACCATGAATGCTTGAAATTGCAAACGATGTAAGTGATGTTACATTGTAAACGTAGTAAACCTGTCCAGGAACAACACCGCCAAATGGTGCTTGCTGTCCAACGATTGAACCCGAACCATTTGCTTGTCCAAATACACCGCCGCCTTGTGTTTGGCTGATTGTAAATGTTGTGTTACTTGCAATTGTTGAAACATAATAAACAGTATTTGCAACAATGTTACCCATTGCACCGCTGAATATAATCGGTTGGTTAGCAACAAGGTTAACTGTATTATTACAAGTTACAAGGTTTCCTGATGTTGATGTTGCAGTTACCTGAATAATTACGCTGCTGATCTGGAATGGTTGGTTAACTGCTAATCCTGTAGTTGCTTGCGACATAGTTACAGAACCAGTTGCAGTAATTAATGGGAACGCAACGCCACCTTGTGTTGCAGAAACAACTATCTGGGTAGTGCTATAAACGTTTAAAACATAGTAAACGGTGTTAGCAGAAAGTCCGCCAATTGCACCACTGAATACAACTGGTTGTCCTGGAACAAAGTTCGAAGTATTTGTAACAGTAATTAAGTTAGTGCTTACTGTTGTTGCAGTTACAGTAGTCGCATATGTATTAAAGTACGGTAATGCTTGAGCATTTAATGTACCTGTGCTTGCAATTAACGTGATCGCAGAACCGCCTACCGTTGAACTTACTTGGAATGTATTCGAAGTAAACCCCGAAACAACATAATAAGTTGTACCTAAAGTAAGTCCACCGAAGCTAGCACTGAATACAATCGGTTGGTTAGCAGCCAATCCAGTTGTGCTTACGCAGTTGATTACGCTGGTTGTTGATCCAGTTACACTGATTGTTACACCTGCTTGTGAACTACCTACAACTAATTGTGGAACAGTTGGAGGTACAAATGCCGATACAACCATAGTACCTGTAGTAGTAGCTAATGTTGCAATCGGGCCACTTGGTGCTGTTGAAACAGTAAATGTATTTGTTGACGGTACAGTTGCGATGTAATACGGAATATTAGGAATGATATTACCGAAAGTTGTACCGGTGAAAATTACCTGTTGGTTTGTTTGCAAGTAAGTTGTTGCTAGGTACATAGTAACGCCAGATACAGAACCGTTTGTACCTAATGAAATTGGTGTACCATTAAATGAGGTTGAAATACTAAATGTTGTAGACGAAATAATCGAATGAATATAGTATGTAATACCAGCATAAACCGCAGAACCTGAAATTGCTGCGTTGAATACAACTGGCTGACCAACGGTTAATAAGTTAGTAGAACCTGAAGTAGTAACATATGCAAAACCTGATAATCCAGTGGTTGCAGTAGTTGCAGTAATTGCAAATGATGCAGTAGTTAAGATATTAGTAGTTGCAGTTGATGCAGTAACAGTAACACCTTGTAATGTGTTGTAGTACCCTGCTTGTGCTGTTGTACCAAGTGCAAGTGCCGATGCCATTGCTGTTGGATACTGTGCAGTAGCAGGATTAGCAACAGGAGTAACTACAGGAACAGCTGACATTGTACCAATTGCAGAAGCTAGCGGAATAGTTGGACCGCCTGGATATGCACTAATAGTAAATGTAGTACCGCTTGCACCGCCCGGTAAACTTGCAACATAAAAGTTCATGTTGTAGAATGCATAACCAAATGTTGCACCGTGGAAGTTAATTGGTATACCGACTGAAAGGTTACTAACAGTTTGTTGTACAATCATTGGGAATGCACTAGTTGTTAACAATTGTACAGGTCCGTTCCAGATTGGTGAAACTGTAAATGTTGTTGAACTGTTAATAGTTAGGATATAATAAACTGTACCAGCTGTTAAGTTACCTGCTGATGCACTGAATACAACCGGCTGTCCGACTGCAAAAGTAGTTGTGCTTGAAACAGTAATAAGGTTTGTGTTTTCAGTGGTTGCAGTAACAATATATGATGCGGTTGTAAACGCATTTGTTGTTGCTGATGCAGTATCAATTGTTAATACCTGCTGTGTTTCAACTAATGTCGATGCTGCACTTTGTTGTGCTGTAAACGACTGTGTCCCGTGAACGTTTGAAACTACTTGTGAGCCGATTGGGGTGTTGGTCAATGCCATTCTTACCCTTGCGTCATATGCTGCTCTGTTAGTAAAAGTAGTATTAACTACGGTGTTTGTAGTACCTGGATTAGTACTTGGTAGCGGAACTAACTGTTGGTAATTGAACGGATTACCATTTAAGTCTTGTGCGCCGTATTTTGCTGCGGTTGTCATTTATTGTACTCCTAATATCCTTTTCGCCTTATTACCAGGCATTTGTCCATAATGTATTTAGTGATAAAATTGTTCTAGCTCTTGATAAACTTGCTGCGGCAGTATCAATTGCAGACTGTACATTTGTGCCTGCACTTGGAAATGCTGAGTTGTTATAATATAAATCTGCTGCCGATGCATTAACTAGATAGTTACCTAATGCGTTAGTTCCTGCACTAATAATTTGGTAACGTAAATCAATATAAGTTAATCCGTTATCTAATGTTTGTACAGCGCCTGTTGAGTTAACAACTACTGCACCGATCCATACAAAATCTTGGAATGGTAGACCAACAAGACTTGTATCTCTCGGTTCAGATTGTGCAGACTGTCTTGCAGCCGCTAATGTTGTGAACACTCTTTGTCCTACAAGTTTCATAACACCACCGCGTACCTTATCACTAGTAGCAATGAAGTATGTAACTGTATATTGTCCTGATGAAAGTGTAGTTAATGCACCAGAACCGTTATATTGTGCAGTACCGGTAGACAAATAACTGAAATTATTATCTGCACTTCCTGATACTGTCCACACACCGCCGACGTTATATAACCAATAGTTTGTCGATAATGATGCAAATGTGTGTGTTAAATCTTGAACTTGTGTAGTACCTGCCACAGTATTAGTATATGCTGTAGCACTTGCAACAACACCAGTAACACCTAATCCTGTTTTATACGCGGCGCCAACACTATTTGACAAGTAATTTTGTACTTGTCCCGGCATGTTAATACCACATCTCTTAGCAGAAGTTATAGCAAATGTATTAGTACTATCAGTACCTGTAAATGTTAATAATTGTGCAAATGTTTGGAAAATAGTATCAGTTACTGTTCCCGATGTATACACAACAATACCGCTAGCGTTGAAGAATGCATAGTTAAGATTGCTTAAACTTGAATATGTTGTAGTTTGCATCTTTGTGTAGGTGTATTGAATTCCACTTATCCATACACTAACTGATGTTTGTCCGCTTACTGGATATATTGCAATAGTTCTAGCACTTGCTGCTCTCGAATAAACAGTTCCTGTACCAAATGTACTATCAGCTCTAGTAGTTACTGCGCCATTTTGATCGATTTTAACAATGTTAACACCGTCGTTAGAAATTTCAATAATACCGATGCTGTTAAGGTTGTTAAGATTAAAGCCGGTTGGTTCTAATGCTTGTGTACGTGCATTATCAACATAAGTCTTAACGGCATTTTCTGTCGGTACACTAGTATTACTGTTATTAATTAATGTTCCGTCTGTTGAGAACTTATTAATTGTAGCACCGGTCAACGTACCAATTGCACCAAGTGTTAATGCTGAATTACCAGTTACAGTAAATGCAGCTGGATTAAGTGTAGCAGTACCAGTTGATTGGTTGATTGTTAAGTAATTACCAACTGCAAAACGACCGTCTTGGCTAGATGCACTATAATATACTCTACCGGGTAGAATTTGTTGTATTTCTTGTGCAGAGAACGGTCCAGATAATGGCGTACCTGGATAATTTGTATTAGTTACACCGCCGGTGCCAACATTATAGAAATCATGACCTGATAAACGAGTCTGTGATGTTTGATAACGAATAGTTACTGCTGCTGCATTTGCGTATAAGTTAGTTGCTGCACTTGTTAAAAATACAGTAATAACACTAGCTGAGTTAACATACGCACCACTTACAGATTGAATAATATAACTATCACTTCCGATAGTAACAACACCGCCTGCTGTTGGTAATGCTGCTAGTGTGTTTAATGCTAATACTGCACCTGTTTGATTAGTAACACCTGTAGTTACTATACCAGATCCACCACTAGTAAATGATAACGCATCACCTGTTAAGAACGATCCAGTAACACTTGACACAAATACTTTGTTATATGCAGTTTGGACCCCAATAACAGTAGCAGTACCGCCGCTAGTGATCGAAGTTACAGTATCACCTACTGCAATTGTACCGGTATTATAAGAAAAGTTTAACTGTTGACCGACAATATTTCCAGTTGCAGCAGTTTCTAATGATGAATAACCAACCGAAGTTCCGCCATAAGTACCCCATTTTGCAGTACCGTTATCAGATCGAATAGTTCCACCTGCTGATGTTGCAAACCCAAAATAGCAATATGAAGATGTACAAGTTGTAAGATCTAATTTTGCATTATTCGTAGCCCAGAACCCTACACCAGTATCTGAAGTAATATTGTAATAGCGGAATGCCATTGTTTTTTGCCCCGACCCATGTAACGAGCCGTCTAAGTATGCACCAATTGCACCAGATGATGAACTCGTAGTGCAGTTTGAAACACTCGGAGGTCTAGTAATAACTGATGCCGAATTAAATGCAACATACACGCCTTTTGGTGTAGATGTTGAAATATCCGAAGTAGTACTTCCTGGAACCCAACCGGTCATATTTGCAAAGGTCATTTCTGAAAGATTAGTACCATCGCTTAATTTCCACATAGTTGCTTGGTTGTTCGGAGTCACAGCATCATCACTAAGTCCACTTGTTGGTTGAACTGTAACTGTTCTATAACTATCGCCTACAATCGACACCCCTGCAGGAACTGTGATCGGAAGCTGTTCTGAGTATGTACCACTTTTAACATAAATTACATTACCCGATGTTGCTACCGAACATGCGTACTTAATTGTAGCAAACGGTGTTGCTAAACTTGTTCCTTGATTTGATGCGTCGGAGCCGCCTGGTCCAACATAAAGAACGTTAGCAGATCCTGTAGTGTTTAACCAAGAAAGTGTAGAACCGTTACTTGAAACAGTTAAAGACTTGCCTACAGCCGGACTTGGTAATGAAGGAAGTGTTGTAGAGCTATATGCAATGAATAATGTCCATTTGCTTGCTGCTAAATCAGTTGGAAAATCACCACCCGATGTATGATCTAGTAATGCAACATATACAGATCCTGTTGGGCCTTGAACAATATCGTTAACATAATAACTTGTAGATCCTGCCCATACACCTCTATATTGCAATCCGCTCGACATTAATTGCCATTTTGCTGTCGATAAATCTGAAGAGAAAGTACCCGAAGTATGTGGAATTAATGAAATATATGTGTTTGCACCATGTGTTACTAATTCGTCAATATTATATGCAGTCGAAGTTGTCCATGTGCCGCGATTTTTAACACCGTATGATAATTTATTCCATGTTGCAGTTGTAGTTGGGTTTACATTATTGTTGTCGGATTTTGCTTGGAATAATGATCCACCGTATGTTACAACTTGGCCAATAGTGTAGTTAGTTGCACTAGACCATGTACCTTGATAATTGTAACCATAATTAAATACCGACCAGTAAGATGCAGCAGTACTTGGAGTTTGCGCTACATTGTCTTGGATTGCAATATAGATATTTGCACCGTATTGTACTAAGTCATTTAATTTATAGTTTGTTGAACCTGACCAAACGCCTTGATTTACTAAACCTACAGATAAAACTTGCCAATTAGGCGAAAGCGCCGACGGAGCAATGCTAGTGTTTGTTTGTAATGCTCTATATGCAGAACCGCCATAAGTTACAACATCATTAAGATTGTAAGTTGTACCACCGACATATGGACCATTTACTTTAATACCATATGCAACAATTGACCAATACGTTGCGTTTGACGGATATTGGTTAGTATTATCAAGAATAGCAACATATGTGTTACCGCCATATTGAACTACACTACCAACTTTATATGTTGTGCCGTAGCTAAATGTTCCTTGATTGCTATAACCGGTTGTGTATACGTTCCAGTAAGATGGGCTAGACGATGGAACTTGCCCGGTATTGGTTTGTGTTGAAACATATGAATAACCACCATATGTTACAATAGAACCTGCAGAATATTCAGTGGAATTATTCCAAGTATTAATAAACTGTGTACCTTGAACAAAAACTTGCCATTTGCTGCTTTGATCAGTTGCAAAATCCGACGAACTGGTATTTGCAGTAGTACAAATGTATGTAACTGCACCAAACATTACAACATCGTTAACATTATATAATGTGCTTTGTTGCCACGATCCTCTCCATGCAAAACCGCCTGAAATTAAAGTCCAGTTTGATGAATCGCTAGCAAATGTTGATACCGAAGTATGGCCAGTGGTACAAATATATGATTGTCCACCATTCTTAACAATGTCGCCAACTTTATAAAATGTTGATCCAGTCCATGTACCTACCCATGCAATACCATCTCCCATTAAACTCCAATAAGAAGTTCCGAGATCGGTATAGAAGTTTGCATTTGCAGTATGGCCGGTTACACACACATACGTTTTACCGCCATATCTTACAACATCGTCTTTAACGTAAGCGGTACCAGTAACCCATGCACCTTGCCATACAAATTTTAATCGTCCTAGTTTAAATTCTGCCATCGTAATTCCTTAAATTTAAGTTTTTATTATTTATCCTACCAATTATTATAAACCTGACGGGTAACTATATCCTTGTCCAATTCTTGCAACTAAATTACCATTACTATCAATATAATAGTAAACTGACCGTTCGTCCCATCGCCACTGTTCATAATTTAAGTTAGGATAAACTAAGTTATGAGTTACATCCCGCCCTTCAAAAAAATCCGAACCGAGTTCAAAGTTATCATAATTATCAGACGTATTACCGGGATTATTGAGTGTAATACTGTCAGTATTTTGTAATTGATCTACTCTTGCAAAATATAAATCACCAGCATCGGTTCTTCTTAATGCATAGAAATACCTCGGTTGATATTGTCCTGCAATATTATCGTATGATTGTCCAACATAATTGTATGACATGGCCGTTTCCTTATTGTATTACTACGTAACTTATCACTGCATCAAACCCGTTATCTTCGCTAGCCGACACGGTTAATGAATACTGCGATGCTAATGTAAGTCTTTCGCCGCCATTTAAAACTCTTAAACTCGAATTTGGCGGTACTAACAAATTATATGCGTAGTATGCTGAATTACTCAAATTATCAGCAACTTTTACGCTTGCATAAATGTTATCGTTTGTTAAATTTGCAAGACTTAATCCTAAGACCGTTACGGTACCATTTGACGGTGCAGTTACCGCAGTAGTAGGTGCTGTTCCTACATTATTAATAATTTTTGTTTGAAAAAGTGTAGACATTTATTATCCTAATGTTAATACCATTTGTATACCGATATCTATAGCATCATATGCTGACACACCTGTACCACTAGACCATACCGAACCGTTCCATACCTCGATAAGCGAATCGTCGGTATTAAATCTCATCATACCAACTTCCTTAACCGATGGGCGATCGCTGCTTCCGTTGCCTGATGGAATTACAACACCATTTGTTCCATTAAATTTAACATATCCAGTTCCTGATTCATTAAATGTAGTCACAGAGTTTGCTACAGTATTTGTAATACTACTGTTGTTGATTTTAAGATAGCCTAGTGTAATGCCACCTGATCCACTGGTAGTAAAATTAATATCAGTACCAGAAGAAACAGTTGTGATTGTGTTACCGTATATTGCAAGTTGATTAGTTTCAAATCTTGATGACCACCACTTAGTAGCATCTATGTACGACATTAAAGTGCTATTGACATAAAAACGAAGCACGTTATCGCCAGCGCCCGGACTCGATTCTGGTGTAATGTATGTATAGCCAGCAGCATCGGAAATGCCGCCTAATGGTAACCAATTTGGATTACTATATCCTTCATATCTTGAAAGATCGGTGTTATATCGAATCATTCCATTGGATGCAGGGCTTGGTCGACTAGCAGTATTGCCGACAGGGATGATTAATCCATTATTAATAACCACGCTTCCAGTTCCAGACGGTGTTAAAACAATGTTAGTGTTTGTAGCCGTTGGTTGAATAACGTTGTTATGGATTGTAAATCCTTGCATTACTACATTGCCAGAACCGTTTGCGCTTAATACTAAGTCAGTCCCTGAAACCGTAGATGTGATAATATTGTTATTAAAAGTTATACCCGGTAATTGCAAATATCCAGATATATTAATAGTATTTGATACTGTAAGTGTTCCAGTAAGATTATATGTACCAGTCTGTGTAATATTACCAGTCTGTGTAATATTACCAGTTTGAATAGTGTTACTATTTTGTGTAACAGTTCCGTTAATTGTTGTTGCACCAAATGTAGCTAATCCAACAACTGTTAACTGTTGTCCTAAATTAACATTATTAGAAGGTATAGAAACAACACCGGTACCATTTGCTGATAATATTAAATCAGTATTGTTCGACGTTGTAATATTGTTATTGTTAATTACTACGCCATTAGTATCAATACTGTTAGTGAATACAGTATTCCATCTAAGAGAACTAGTACCTAAATTGTAATAATTATTTTGGCTAGGGGCGATATCGCTGTTAACTTCTGCTGTGAATGTTACAGTATCACTAGACTGATTACCAAGTTGTATATTTCCATCAGCGGTAATGTTGCCCGTTGCATGTAAGTTACCGTTAATTAAAACATCAGAATTAGAAACAACTTGCCCAGTTCCTTGGGTAGTAATGTTAATATTACCGCCAAAATTAGTTGCTTGGATAGTGTTATTAGAAAGTGTTAAATTTCCGGTAACAAGTGTACCTTGATAAACTACTGCGTTAGTGCCAGTAGGATTTATGTTAATTATAGAGTTATTACTAGATAGAGAATTGCCAGCAATAGTAATATTGCCGATAGTAATCGTGTTACTAGAAATTTCAAGAGTAGTTGTTCGGGTAGTACCAACAACTTGTAATTCGTGCGATGGAGTAGTTGTTTTAATACCAACTCGGCCATTTACTACATCAAGATAGAGAAGGTTCGTCTCGAAAGCTAAATTTACACCGTTGCGAAGTAAATTCGACTTTAAGAGCGGACCGGATATACGACCGACAGCCATTTTTGCTCCTTATTCGCCACCGTGTTTCACGGATAACCACCTTGCATAGCGGGTTTACCACTGTTTGTCCCTGCAAAAATGGTCTTATCTTGCAGTTAAAATTATTTATCTAATATTGAAATTATCCAAGGATGATGGACCAAATATCCATGATATCAGTAACTTGGTCAAGTGTGATATGAGCCGAACTTCCTACCCATGCTGTGCCATTCCACACTTCCTCAACTTGAGAATTTGTGTTAAATCGCATGGTTCCTACATCCGGACTTGACGGTTGTTGACTTGTGGTACCGTTAGGAAGTACAACACCAAATGTGCCCCCAAATTTAACGTAACCTGTGCCAGTTGTAGCTAATGTTAGCACACCATTAGTTGGATTAAGTATTGTATTTTGGTTAAACGGCAATCCATTAACATAAATTGAATTACTACTACTTACAGGATTAATAGTTATATCAATCGATGGAGTTACATTAGAAATACTATTTTGATTAATACTAACATTACCAAAAGTGGCCGCAGTATTATAAATTTTCGAAGTATCTATTGTAGTTGTAACAACATTATTAACAGCAAATCGAAGAATATTGTCGCCCGAATACGGTGTGAGTTCGGGAATAATGTATGATTTTCGGTCACTTGAATATAACTGATAAAAACTAACAGTACCAGACGGTGCCCACCCTTCATAAAAATTTGTTGTACTGTTTTGTCTTATCTGGCCGGTGTGCGACAACAAGTATGTTGAATCATTATTGTAAGGTATTTGTAATGGTTTTGTAGTATTGATAACAACATTTCCAGTACCAGACGGATTAAAAATAATACTCTTTTCGTTATCAGTATGTGATCCAGTTAAGGTATTGATAATTTGGTTATTATTAAATTGTATTGTATTAAAAATCGAAACATTACCGGTTGAATTTAAAACAACATTTTCATTAGTGTTAATCGTGCTGAGAGTATTGTTAGATATTTGATAGTCGCCGGTTTGAATAAGACTACTTTGGTTTGTTACTAAGTTAGAAATATTCATTGAACCAGTAACAGATGTATTACCAGTTTGAATAATATTACCCGTTAACTGCGTTGTGCCGGTTCTTGAAATATTGTTATTAACTGTTAGTAATCCATTAACTTGCGTACTGTTTAATACTAATGTTGGTGCTGTTAAAGTACTATTAATAACGACATTAGATGCTGCTCTAACAACTCCACCGTTTGAAGTAAGAACTAAATTTGGGCTAGTCGAGATGGTATTACCGGTAATTTGCGTAACACCATTAACATCAATATTTTGTCCGTATATATTCTTCCATCTAAGTAAGCTAGTACCTAAGTTGTAATATTTGTTCTGGTTAGGAGTTATATCACTATTAACATCTGCTACGAACGCAATTGTATCACTGCTATTATTACCAAGCTGTATACTACCATCAGCAGTTATAATTCCGGTTGCATGTAAGTTGGCATTTACCAATAATTGTGTTGTATTAAGTTGTACGTTACCTAACGCATCTGCTTGAAATATTATATCGTGATTAAGATTACCGAGAATAGAAGTATTATTAATCGAAAAGCCAGAAACTCCGAATCCAGTAGCAATAATTTGAGGATTAGATGTTTGATCAGGTGTAATATATACCGGACTTACAAAATCTTGAATCGTATCCGGTGAGAACGAGATATTCCCAACCGTAAAATTATCGGTAATTAGATAATCAGTTGTAAGCCAGTTAGTTGTTAATTCCCTAACTGGAGCAGAATTATTAAACCCTACACGACCATTTACTACATCAAGATATAGTAACTTTGTTTCAAATGCTAGATTTTCGCCATTTCTAAGTAAGTTTTGTGATAACAGATTACCAGAAATTGACCCGATTGACATTACTGATCAAACCCCGATAATACTGTTACAGGTTTACCATATGGAGGAGGGCTGCTAAACTGAATGTAGTATCCGCTACCTGTTGTGGTCGATTCTGTTATCGTTAATGAAGTAGATACTGGAATTAATGCAGTTGTAATTGTTTTATTAACAGTAATACTTACTAATGCATCTGTTATCGGATCTGTAACATAAGATAAAATTGCAGTATTTGACGGAATACTAGAATGGCCGGTAACTATTGCACCAACAAGAGAAATTGCCGGATAAATTGCGCTGTTACTTATAACCATACCGTCTCCGATAATGCTACCGGTTGTGCTATTTGCATAAGATACTGTGCTAGTAGTAACTCCGGTAACAGTATACACTCCGTTATATCCTATATTGCTTAATCCAGTAACTGTAATAGATTGTCCAATTGCAAATGGATTTGATGATTGAGTAGCAAATGTTAATGTTACCGTTGATCCGTTGCCTGCTGCATTGGAAACTACTAAACTCGTTGAAAAATTAATTATTGATGCGCCAACTAATGTCACTGAACTAGTTAGTCCTGAATATATTTCACCAGTAATAGTCGGATTTTGAACAATTGTATAATTTGTATTAGAAATTTGAAGTACATTTTCTACTAATACTAATAAATTTTGTCCTCCCCACGTTGCACCGCTCTGAACAACTGACGGTGGAATAGGATTTAACGGTCCAAAATAAACAGTACTACTATCACCCGCACCTAAATTTTGTTGTGTAATCTGTGTAGATTCTTTAAACCTAAATGCTCTCCAAGTACCTGCTTGGTAACCTTCTAACTGATTTGTAGAAGTGTTGTATCGAATCATTCCTGACAAATCACCAGGTGTGCTAGTTCCGTATCTGTTAGCAACAATAGGACGTTGAGCAGTAGAACCGGCCGGAACTTGTACCGCTGCCGGGCTTGTCATAAGGATATTGTTATTAATATCTACATCAAGACGAGCATCGTTCGGAACTCTTCGATTAATAACTTGTTTTCTTAAGTATCTCATATTATACTGCCAATGTACTAATGGTTACTACTAAATTTGTAGGACTATCGCTGTTAGCAACCAACATGTCACCATTTGCTAATACCATCTTTTCTTGATCGAATGAAACTGTTTCACCTGCTGGAATTGGTAATCCGTTAACAATAATAGTATTTGTTGCCGGTGAACTAGGATTTCCGCCACTTGGCACGGCATACATATATAAATTTGTTTGCCCTGTTGTAGGATTATTTGGATCAAATGCAGTGGTATTACAAACAATAACAGTTGTAATTGCATTATTACCGCTGCTTGTGTAAATTGCAGCAGTCGATGATCCTATAGTTGCATTTGTAATTGCCATGTTATGTCCTTAAAATAATATACTGAATAATACTGCTCTGTTTTTAGAAACTAATTCATCCGAATTAACACTATTTGCAAAGAAAATACCAGTTTTTCCTGGATATTGACTCAACTTTGGTGTTAGATTCTGCATCGAGTACAATTTTGTTGCATTTCCTAGCGGTGCTGATTGTGCCGAAACTTGGTCATCTAATTCCATTACTGCACTCATTTCAACTATATTATTAAACGATGACAGTACTAGATTGTTTGTTGAGATATTAGTAATTGTATTTTGATATGCGTTAATGTTATCAACAGTTACACCGGCAGAAGTAATGATTGCACGTTGAGCATTATTGATATAGAAATTAATACTCGAGGCTAAAACCTGTGCTTTGTTTGTTCCTAAATGGATTTTATCAACGTCGGCCATTCCTGGAGTAACTAAACCCGAACTAATATATGCTTGTACATATCGTTTATTAACTAATACATTATCTGTGCTAGTTTCATCAGGATATGAGCTAGGCATCGGATCAGTACCGAAAATTAAATTTGAATAAACAGTCGGATCTACATTCACTAGTTCAACTACATTCGATGTAGAATTATGTAAATCGATTTGTAAGTTATGTGTACCATCCGAAGTGATAGTTGTTAATTGTAGTCCGCTCAAGTTGCCGTTCGCTGTTTTCATGACAAACGTGCCGGTTAACGCATTGTTCGGAGCATACGGATCATAATGTGATACACTATCATCAAAAACAAACATCGCATCAGAATAATTACCTCGGCCAAATTGTAATCCAGCCTCGTAGTTTAGCGTACTGGAAATACCATTTCCAGTTTGCCCGTAATTCAATTGTAGGATATTGTCTTTAACAGTAGTATTTGAAGATTCCACAGTTGTTGTTGTGCCTTTTACATCAAGATTTCCGATAACAACAATAGTTCCGGTAGGATTTCCATAAGAATCACCAGTATCCAATGTTATTGTACCGCCTACTTGAACTTTTAATCTATAGTTATCTTCACTAACTTTTACTATTCTAGACATGTTTAATCCTTAAAAAGGAGGGCATTTCTGCCCTCCATAATAGCAAATTACTTGCTGTCAATTTGAACTGAATAGCCAGTAACTGCTGAACCAAATGTCCATGGAACTTGCTTACCAGATGCAAATTGGAAGCTACCGCTAACTGTTTTTTGTGTTAACAATGCTTTATGAGCTGTAAGTTTTGTTACATAATAGGTACTTCCATTATAATCAGTTGCTGTGATAATGCCAGTACCAGCAGTAATTGCACCTGCAACTAACTTGATAACACCGGTGCCGTCTTGATTTTCAACTTTGTAACGGTGACTACCTTTTTGTGCAACAATATCACTATCTTGTCGTGCTGCCTTTCCGCCGTTTGCAGCAGGAATAAATGCAGTAACTTGAATAGCTTTGAATAAGTTAACACTTGTAAGACCAACTTTGCCGCTTGCGCTTGCAGTTGTTGCCGGAACTAAAGTAGCTGCCGAACCGCCTGCTGAGAACGCTAACACTAAGTTTTGGCCAAAAGTTGCTGCAACACTTTGACTTGTTGTTGTGCTAGTTGAAACAGCAGAAGTACCGCCGTAAGTTGACGACACTTGGATAGTGTTTGGTCCTGATACTGTCATTACATAATAAGGGTTACCGCTAGTTGTTAATCCGCCGACGTTCGATGCAACAGTAAATGTCATACCTGGAACGATATCAACTGTTGAAGAAACAGTAATAGGGTTTAATGTACTAGTTGTTGGAGTTCCTGTAATTGCACCACCACCGAACTTTTCAATGTAATAACGACCAATACCGCCAGTTGCTTCGCCTGATGTTAATGGAGTAACTTGGTTAACAATGTAAGCGCCAGCTGTAACTGTACCGCCTGTTAATACCATACCATTAGTAATTGTACCAGTAACTGCTGTAACTGTCAAAACATTGTTAGCAATAGTAGAAGTAATACTTGTTGCTGTGCTAGTTGCAGTGGTAGCAGTAATAGTTGTTGAACCAGTCGATGCTGCAAAGTAACCAGTACCTTTATTATTAACTGCGATAGAAGCAATACCTGATGTAATTGTTAATGTTAAACCAGAACCCGAAGTTGCTGTAGTAGCTTGAGCACCGCTCGGTAATGTTGTGTAAGATCCGCCGTTAGCAACAGCAACACTTGCTACTGAAGCAAAAGTTGTACCAATTGTTAATGTTAATGTACCAGTTGGTGTACCGCCAGTAATTGCAATTGCATTACCACCATAAGTTGAACTCAATGTTACAGTTGTACTAGATGTTACACTTGCTACTACATAGTAAGTTGCGCCAGCTGTTAATCCAGTTGAACCAGTTAATCCTGCATTGAATGTAACGCTTGTACCAGCAACCGCAGTAATTGTACCACCAGTTAATGTCATTACACCACCTGATGTAATACTAGCAATACTGAAACCACTATAAGTTGTTAATGTTGGTGTCCAAGTTGCACCGTATGATGTAATTGTTCCGGTGCCTGCTGCATATGCAGTTGCTTGTGTTCCGCCGATAGTCGCACTAACTGCTTTATATGTTGGTGTAACGGTTGCTGTAACTGCACCGTCACCACTTAATACTGGTTTTGGAACTGTAATAGTAGGAGCAGAAGTAAAGCTACCTGCGGTACTAACTGTTACGCTAGCAATACCTTCGCCGCCTAATCCTGCGTCACCTGCGGTATTTAATTTACCGTCATTTCCGTCGGCACCTAAGTTACGGTTACCGAAATATTTCTTATTTAATGGACGTCCCATTTGTTTTCTCCTTAAGATTTTTTAAATCATACGCGGTGGGTACCGCATAAACTGTTCATTAAGAGACAGCTCACTTTATGATAATGTATTTATTCGATCAAAAAGAAAGGCTCCGAAGAGCCTTTCTTAAATGCTTCAAAAAGTAATTTCTTACTTGAAAGAAACGTTCGCTAAAGATACGCGACCTAAGTAGTCAGCAGCGTTACCTAAAGATGACGCTGTGTTAGAAAGCTCAACATAACCATAACGTGTCATGAAGCTAACTACTGGTTCGAAGGTAGACGGATCAAGAACAACACCACTGCTCATTAATGGAATATATGGGCAATAGAATGCTGCTGCGTCTGATTCGCTAGCACCCTTATATCCGATAAGAATGTCTGTTGAATCGTTAGCATATGTGTTAACATAAACTTTCATTGCGCTGTTTAAAGTACCGACAAACTTAGTGTTAGTTGGAGCTTCAAAAGTACCTTCAGTTGTACGAGCGAATGCTGAAGTAGTTGCTGATTGAAGGATTGTTAACGCAAATGGGCTAACAACTGCCCAGTTACCTGCACCACGACGTGTACGTTGTGCAATTAAGTTAGAAACACGATTCATTTGAACTGCTAATGCAGCATGTTCGTCACCGACGAATGTAGCTGTACCAGATACAGCAGATTGGTCGAATTGTTCAGTAGCAGAACCTGCTAATGATAATAATGAACCAAGGATTTCCTGGTCGATTTCAGCAGTAATTTCTTGTGCAAGAGCAGCCATTACTTCTGCTTCGATGTCAATACCTTGTTGTGCTTGAGCATCTTGTGCAGCTTCGAAAGTCCAGCGAGCTGATAACTTACGAGTCTTTGCTTCAACAGTTTGCTTTAAGATTTGGATTGACATTCTCTTGCCAGCTGCACCTTCAAGTGTTGCTGTAGAAGTTGCTTTTGAACCTGGATCTTGATCGTTACCAGAATAACCTGCTGCGATCTTGAATGGGCTAAGTGCTTCTTCACCTGCTACAACACCATTACCGTTGTCTGCATAGCGAACACGTAATGTATGAATTTGTCCAACTGGGCCAGTCATTGGTTGAACGCCAACTAATTCATTAGCGATAACAGTCGGCATTACACGACGGATAACTGGTAAAATAACGCGATTTAATGTGGCAACGTTGCCGGCAGTAGTTCCTCCAGCAGTAGCGGATTCTGAAAGATACTTACGTGTATTTTCAAGTGTCACGCCCATTACTGATCTCTTTGTGCCTTGTAGGCCTTCTAAAAGAGCTTCTTTAGTTTCTGCCCAACGGCCGTTAAGTAGTTCTGACATTTAAATTTCTCCTTAAATTTTAAGTCCAGCAAGGCGACGGATATCAACAATATTATTGTCTTCCTCGCTGCTACGATTGCTGTTGGAAACTTTGTTTCCTGTAATTTCTTTTGCCTCTAATAGTGCCTGTTTCTTCTGCGGAGCTTTGCCAGCAACGACCGCTGGGAGATACTTATCAAAACTTTCATTGAGTTTAGATGTTTTCACACTCTCCATTAATTCACTCATAATCTCACGTTGCTCTGTGTTTAATGGAGCAAGTAATTCACTCATGATTGCTTTGCGATCTTGTGCTTCTTTAAGCATGTTAATCTCTGCTTGTTTACTTTCTAAAATCGACTTAGCTTTTGAAGCAAATTGTTGTGCTTCTGCTAATTCAAGATTTTTCAAGTCTATAACTTTGAGTAATTTTGCAGTTTCTGATTTTTCGTTTAAGTAACTTGTTGTATATTCAGAAGCAAATGCTTCGAATAACTTACGACCAAAGTCGTTACGACGAGCTGCATCAATGTCTTCTTTTAAACTTGTTAATTCATTGTGTAAACTTTCACTTACTACTGAATCAACCATCTTTGCTGCACGTTGTACAAATTGTTCCTTAACCTTTTTAAGTTGTTCGCGTCCTTCGCGTACTAAACGGACCTTAGTTTCAGCAAGATCCTGCTTATCTTTATAAAACTCAGTAATTTCTTGAGCAAGAGCTTCAACAACAAATTGTTCTAATTTACCAAATTTATTAGCCATAACAACTTGATCTTCGTGTAATTCACGAACTTCAGATGCTAGTTGGCGTGTAATAAATTCCTTCATCATCTTTGAATCAGTTGACATTTTCTTAGCATACTTAACTTTCATTTCTGCTAATTGATGACGATCATCGATGAATTCGGCAATTTCGCCAGTGATGCCGTCAGTGATCATGCGATCAACTGCTTCGATCATGACGTTCTTGTCGTGGTCGTATTTTTGCGCAAATTCTTCACGCAATTGTTGTGCAACTTGTTCGCGATTTTCATTGATCTTCGCATCCCAAGCCTTTTGAATTGACTCTTGAATATCTTCAGAAATCACATTGTTCTCAAATAATGATTTTAATGCATCCAACATGTGATTCTCCTTATTATTGGAGTTTGCTTATTATTCCTAATAAGCTCTCTTTGAGATATTTTTGTGCTTTTGGGTCACCTTTAACCTCTTGCGCTATGCGTAAGGCACTATACCCACCTTTATTATTCATAAGATGTTCATAGATTGGTGTAGGGTACGCCCCTGGGGCACTAGGTTGAGCTACCATATCTACTGTGATAATCTCAAAATCTGACACTTCACCAGAACCGTCTTCTTTGACGTTTCCGGATCCGCGACTTGATACGCCTAATTTAACTCCGCTTTCCAGCATAGTTTTAATTAATTGTCCCATTGGTGTAGGTAAGATTTTCAACTTACCATAACCGTTTGGACCATCCATCCACATGTTTACTATCATATGGCTCACACGATCTAAATTAATTTTTAAATCGTCTGGATGATCTACTTCTCCGAGTACTGAGTAGCCGTTTTGAATCTGATCGTTAAGAGTCTTTACAGCCTTTCCGATCTCGCTAACAGGATACACACGTTGATTTGCATTACGTATGCCCCCTTGTATACAAATACCGCTCATATACAAGTTTTTGCCTTCCTTTTCATCAGATTCAACGACCATTTTTGCTTCGTTGAAACTTAGATTTTCTCGGAGATGTAACATTATATTATCTTACTCTCTTGCCGATCATACTCTTAGTATTATCAGCCTTTTCACCCGAACCTTTCTTTTCTGGTCCGTGTCCTGGTTCTCTCTTAGTGAACGCAGTCTTACCAGCTTTTGAGTCTGGACGATTTTGAATTGTACCTAAACCTTTTGTTAAATCATCTGTCGATGGAGTTAACAATCCGCCTTTAGTACCGCCCGAAGTGCTTGTACCACCGTTTAAGATATTAGCGTTAGTACCGCCCATATCATTCTTCATGTTGTCAACAACACTCTTAGTGTTTACACCATTGTCACCGTGTTTCGGTAATGCTACTTTATGAACGTATTCCATAAATGCTTGGAATTCGTCTTGTGGCATTTTGTCACCGTCGTGATGATAGTGGTGAATTTCTTTTGCACCTTCCATTTCTTCTTCTTCGCCGCCGAACTCATCTGAACCTTCTTCGTCACCGAACGCAGGTTCTTCTTCGCCACCAAAGTCATCTTCGCCACCGAAGTCTGGATCATCAACACCATCATTGTGTTCTGGTTCGTTAGCTTCGTCAGCCATTAATGAATCAAATTCAGCTTTTAATTCTTCTAAAGCGTCTTCAAGGTCTAAAACACGATCTTCTAAATCGCCTTCACCTTCGCCTGCATCAGAATCGGTTTCATCGTCAGAAACATCGCCAACGAAGTCGTCAGTTGCATCACCGCCGATATCATCAGATCCTTCTTCTTCCTCTTCACCACCTTCCTCTTCTTCTTCCTCTTCTTCCCCTTCTTCTTCCTCTTCACGGCCGAAGTCTGATTCTAGAAGTTCTTCATAAATCTCACGAGATTTTGCTACCACAATGTTGTGGAAAATTTCTTTTGCTGCGGCCTCATCCTCGTTGATGAGCGCATTAAGCATTGCTTCAAATTGAGCACGATCAGTCATAATAATTCTCCTGTTAGTTACAAGGCTGTAATATTATTTACATTTAATTTAAAAAATGTAGACAATATAGCCTAAAACGATGTCGTTTTATCAAAAATATGGATTATTTATGCCGCAGGGGCAGGTGGCATACCGTACATGCTATGAATAAATTCTAATTCTGCTTCCTGTTCAAGAATGTGTGCTTCATTGGATTTACGTAACTCGTTTAGCTGACGCAAAGTTAATCGGGTCTTACGTGTATCTTTGCGGCGCATAGTGGTGAGATCTCGACCTGCATCATAACGAAGGTCGTTTGCAGTTCTGCGTGTATCCGGATCGATATAAAATAACTCTCGAAGTATCATAGTTTTATTTATGCTCCTGGCGCAACTGGCGGTGCCCCTGCTCCGCCCAACGGTGATGCGCCACCAGGTGCCCCACCTTGCTCTCCGGCTCCTTCCATACCTTCCATGTCTTCAGGTGGTTCTAAATCACTTGCTTCTCCCATATCACCTTCGATTCCAGCAGCCGATAATCCTGCGCTACGCATTTCTCCTGCTGCATCAGTATATGTCGGCGCGCCTTTACCGTTTTCTTCTGCCCAATAACGTTCGTTTTCCGCAACTTCTTCGTCAGTCATGCCTAAGAATCGTTTTAATGCAAATCTCTTACTCATAAACGGAATTGCTTGAATAGTATTAAATGTATTAATTCGTTCACTATCAAGTTGACTTTGTCTTGTACTTGCAAAATTCAATGGTGGATTAAATTTTAATTCGAATAGATTAGCATCAATGTTTACACCTCTTGTATACATATACATTTTGAACTCTTCGTCAAAAACTGCTGTTACAAGGGCTTGTAGGCGTTCGCAATACTTGTTAAAACGTAATTCTTGAATGTATGCTGTTCCTACACGGCCATCATTATAATTTGTTTGACTGTCGTCTGCACCAGTAGGCAAATAAGAACTAGGAATTCTTAATCCACGGAATAATTTATTTGTAAAATACTTCAAGTCGTCGATTTCGCCTAGGTTAGTACCGCCCGGTAATGTTTCTACTTTAGATCCGCGTCCTTCAGCGGTTTGCGGGAAGAAGTAATCTTCATTGATCGATAATGGATTGTATGCGCTATCAATAACATTTGCGCCGCCTCCTGTTTGACTTGGAATACGGCGTTGGTGAATTTCGTTTTTAACTCGTTCAACAAATGCCATTGCCATGTGCCCTGGCATATTCCCAACGTCGATATGGAATACTCTACGTTCCGGAGCACGTTGAATACGATAAATTAAGATTGCATCTTCTAATAATTCTTTTTGTTTGTAGACTTTAAAGATGTTTTCCAGTAAACTATTACCAAACGGGTAGTTATTATCTAATCCTTCTGATAGACTTAAATGTACAACATGTTCAGAATCGATTGCATTTTCTGTATCGCCTAAGCCAAATCTAGATCCTGAATTAGATTGAGGATACGCACCGGAACCGCCTCTGCTTTGGCCACCTGCACCAATGTATGCACTAGCAGTAATTACTGCGCCATTTGACTGATTTGTAGTAATATTCGGTGTAATTTGTGTTGCAACTAAATCGACAAAATTAGGAGCAAGGTCTTTGATAATATACTGCTCCGGCTTCTTTCCATCGCTTTCATTTACAATAATTTTTGTAACTTTAGTAGGATCAACGTAACTCCATTTTTGATTCTCTGGATCTCGAATAAAGAATACATCACCGTACTTAAAGACGTTACGCATAATTCTAAAGATACGAACATCGAATTTTTGTAATTTTGTCCACTGCTGTAGATATTCAGATAGTATTCTAACTTCACTATTAGTTGCTTTATGTCGCCATTGAACACTAAACGGAGTTTTACCATCTTTTAATTTTTGTGTACAGAATTCAGCAAGAATATCTAATGCTGCATTTACTTCTGGGTCACTGTCCATAACTTCGTATTGCTGATATCTTTCAATACGGTTAGGGCTACCCGTGTACACATCTGGCAGATAGCTCGAAAAATTCGTTTTTGCGGGACCACTTTTTGCTGTTGAATTGCCAGCAATTGGGCTCAGATATTCGCTAGTAGACACCGGTGAGAAGTATTTTTTCCAAGACATTTATTATTCCTTATCCTAATTTATATTCTACTGCCGCCTTTCCGCGTCTCAGTAAGTTGCCTTCCAGTATGGTCTGCAACACGATCAGTATGAGTAATTAGGTCTTTTACATTTTTATTTAATTCAATCAATTGATCTCGAAGATCGTTTAGGGATACATTTGCCGGCACTGGTTCTTTTTTAGATTCTTCCGGGTTGGCATTTTCGCGATTTTTCTGCGCTTCTGCTTTTTGTTTTTCTGCATCTGCTTTTGCTTTTTGTTCTTCGATTTTTTTATTTGCTTGTTCTTTTTCTAGAGCAGCTCGTTTTTCTGCAATTTTTTCCGGAGTGTTTAATGCGCGAAGTTTTGCTTCTTGTTCAGCAGGAGTTAACTCGTTTTTTGTTGGTTGGTACTTAACATTGTCTCCTAGAGTTTTTGTTGTAGTAGTAACTTCGTCGAACATTTTACCTGCAATATTACCAACATCATAAAACATGTTAGTAATATCATTAAAGAACCCGTTTTCTTCCTTAGGTGATTCATTATTTGTAGTTTTAACTTGAGAGAGGAAATCGTTAAATATTCCGCTATCGTTTATAGGTAATGGATTAGTTGCAGTTTTAATCTGCGAAAGAAAATCGTCAGTACTAAAATTACTAACGGTTGGTACTACTCCGTTACTAGTCATAATACTTTCAATTTGTTCTTTTAGATTATTAAATTGTCCTTCAGTTACAACACCTTCTTTACCATGCAGTTCCATTAATGTGCCTGCACCAAAGTCTTCAATCCAGTTACCAGTAGATCCTAAAGATCCATTAGCCCTTCCTTCGGTTTCACCCTTAAAAATATTTTCAACGTTGCCCAGTCCCGCAGTCTTCTTAACTTCTTCGGGACTCGATCTTGCTAATTGTATCGCTTTAGTAAGCAAATTAAACTCATTTACAGATTGTCCAACTGATTTATTAAGGTCCGGCATCATAGTGCCAATTGCTGCACCAAAGTCTCTAACACTTCGATCAGCCATATTAATAGCATTGCTCAGTGCAGATGCATCTTCGGGTTTTTGTCCCGGAACATTTTCTTTTCGCTGATCAGATGCTTTTTTAGTTTCTGCTGCAATTAATTCAGCTAGTCTTTGAGGATCACCTTGTGCTTCTTTTACTTTTTCAGCAAGTGCGCCTCGCGATGCAATGTCTCCTAAGTATGCAGTTCTTTCTGAATCACTCATACCTGCTGCGGCAACCGCAGCATCTTGACTTTGTAATAAGTTTTCTTGCGATGTTATTACTTTAGCTAATTGTCTGTTAGTATCTTGCCCTTGGGCTTGCATAATACCAATGTTTTGATACATTGCCATCTGTTCAGGTGCTGCTTGCATTGCTTCTGTACCTGCTTTCGATGCGATTGTACCTCCGAATCCAAAAATTTGATTCCTAAATGCTTCTGCTGCTACTGTCATAGCTTTATCGCCGCCGGCTGCGAGAGCATCTGCTTTTACTTTTTCGTACGCTGCACGTTGTTCAGGCGTCATCCTTGCTTCTGCAATCTTTGCCGCGGCTGACTCTCGATCTTTTTGCATCTTGTCTTCCATTTCACGACGACTGATACCTGTTAGTCGAGACATATTATCCATTTCGACCGAGAGACTCAACGAGGCTTCGATTGCCCGTCTTTTAGCAGCATCATCTTGCAAATTAAGATTCCTCGAGCGAACAGTGATTGCTAATAACGTATCACCTAGTTCGTCAATATCCATCCCGGTCTTTTCAAGTTGACTTGCTATAGGATTTTGTTGTAAATCTCGCGCTAATTTTAAATAATTTTCAGCAGCTTGATCCATGTTACCGCCAAACGACCCTAGACTAGAACCGTTCTTTGTAACTAGATCATTAAAATGATCCATGCTTGTTCTAGCACCAGTAACTAATTGGCTGTACTTCCCTAAGTCATTTGCAAAATAAACACCATTGTTAGAAAGTTTTTTAAGGTTGTTGTTTACTTCTACTGCGGTGGTACTAATGTTCTTCAGCCCATTTGCTAATCCTGTACCAAATTCGCCAAGTCTACCACCAACTGCACCAACAATTCCATTCATGTCACCTAACGCATCGCCTGCACTATACGAGCCTTGTACAATCTTTCCAAGTGCGTTACTACCGCTAATCAGGCCTGCACCCAATACTCCTGCTGCTCCAGCAGTTTTTCCAATGCCATCTTGTAGATTAGTCCAGTCTAAGTCTCCTTTCACATCAGGGGCGGTTCTACCACTTGTTCCCGACATACCTATTACATCTAACAGTACGTTACGTAAACTTTCTGGAGTTAATTCATTTGCCATAAGTAAAAAATCCTAAAAATGCGCATATAAATACGAATATTGTATATTTAGCTGGAGATAGAATGAGCCAAAATCCATTACAACAGTATTTTAGACAGCCAAAAATTTTTATTGATTTGCCTTCACATGGTCTTTATTACAATAAAGATACTATTCACGGAGCTATCGAAAATATGCCAGTGTATAGCATGACCGGAATGGATGAAATGCTACTAAAGACGCCCGATGCATTGTTAATAGGCGAGTCGGTAGTGAAAGTTATCGAGAGTTGCTGCCCAACAATTAAGGATGCTTGGGATGTGAACATGTTAGATCTTAATACTTTACTAATTGCTATTAAGATTGCATCGTTTGGTACTACTTACCCAGTATCACATGTATGTCCTTCATGCAAAGCAGAAAATGAATATGACATCGAGTTACCATCATTAATCGACGATTATAAGGCAAAATCATATAATAATCGATTAATTATAAAAGATTTAGTTATTAATACCCGCCCGTTAAACTATAGACAGTCAACAAATATTTCAGTTTCTAACTTTCAAATACAACAACAGTTAAAACAAGTACCTGATATCGCCGACGAAGTCGAAAGAGGTAAAGAATTAACTAGAATTTTCTCAGAATTATCAGATTTACAAAACGAAATCTACGCTTTTTCAATCGAATCTGTTAAGACTAGTACAACTACCGTAGTAGAACAGGCTTATATTAAAGAATGGTTAGAAAATATCGACTCCGAAACAATACTTACACTTAAAACTCATTTGCAAAGTAATCAATCTTTATGGAGCGCACCTCAAAAATCCGTAGTATGCGTAGAATGTGAATCAACAAATACTATTATTATCGAAATGGACCAATCGAATTTTTTCGTTCGCACCTAATTAGATTAGCATCGTCGGAAATTAACGGCTATCTAGTTAGGTTAGATACAGAATTAAAAGAATTCAAAGAAGAATTAGCTAGATTAAGCTGGTATATGAGAGGCGGTGTTACTTTTTACGAGCTTCTTCATGTATATGGCCCCGATGATCGCGAAGCAATGTACGAAGTTGTTAAGGAAAATATTGATACAACTGTTAAAAGTCAACTACCATTACTGTAATCAACATTACTTAAACATCAATTCACCAGTTGCAGGATCCCGTGTAAACACATTACCGGTCGTAGTCGGTACTGGTTCATTTGGATTAGCGACTCTTGGCTTCGGAGTAACTTCGGGTTCTGGAGCTGGTTGTCCTCCTTGAGGTTCGGATTTGCTTATACCAGATGATGCACCTAAATCAACTCCAGTGGAGTTTTTAAGTGATTTATTAATAAACTCAGCTGCTTGTCGTATTGATCCACCGATAAACTTCTCGTACATCGGTGTATTTTCAGGAATTTGGCTGCTCAACGCTAACCCTGTAATGTATTGTCCAAGGAAAGTTTGTCCTGATTGGGTGTTTAATAACCTATAAAGCAATCCTAATGCAGTTGTTTGTGCTGCGCCGATCGGAAGTGACAACACAAAGTCAATGAATCCTGCAATAACCGATCGTCTAGGAAATAATTTTGATATTTTTACGAAATCAGCTATCGACGCAAACAATTTACTTGCTGCTAAGATGCCTGCGATCTTTAAAGCACATGCAGTTAGTTCATGATCGATTATTCTATTCTGCTCATTACCTTCGGGGTATTGTTGTTTTGCAGATTGAATATTTTTATATGCATCGTATAATGGTTGTCCTACACCAAGAGTCATTATTATTCCTCTCATGAAGCCAAATAACGAGAATATTCCTTCTTCGAGATCTTTATTCGGGGCATTAATGTTTGTTATTTCTCTAAGATGCATACGTATTTCCTAACATTAATTATTTATAACAGTGTTAAGATGAACTACGTTCATCTGTTCTTCGCTATCGCTCGAACTATTATTTTTATAATGATTGTGCGAAGCACTTTTAGATATTATCCAGATTGTTCAATCACATTTCGCCCGTTGCCGAGCGAAACTACAAGACATTATCCGAGTTGAACAATATCACTTAGTGTTAGAACTACAATGCACTATAAAAATAACAATAAATTTAATTTTTGTCATCTTTATAATACATTCCGTAGGCGGTCATCCGGTACCTACTCATTCTGTTTTCATAATGACGGCGGACTGCAAAAATACACTAACATCAGTGCAGTCGTGAGGCTGCTAGCCTCTCTTTTAGCCTGTGTAAAACTTTTTCTTATAAGTCAAACCGGTTAAAGGCGCATCCGATCGTGGTCCTGTTAAGGATACTGACTTATAACCCCGCTACCAAACAAGGAATTCCGTCATTGAGACCCGAGGTCCAACTTAAAGGGCACTTTATTGACGCCAGTGCGAGCTTAATTGGTAGAGTTAATGCCTGTTATGATTTTAAAATATGAGAACCGTGGACCCGAACCTGGATATGACCATTATAATAGTCGTTTGATTCCAGTACTCGTCTACTAAATTGTTCTCGAGCCTCTACATAACTACATTCTGCCTTAGATTTGCAATAAAAAAGTATTTCTCTTGTGAATTTGTCTGCGCCTAACTGTTGAACGTCTTTGTTTAGTTGGTCATTTGAACCGTAATAATCTCTCCAGTCGGATTCTATCTTAGTTTTAATTCTCTTTTTCTTTTTTGTGCCGTTTTTAAGTGTCACTGTTTTATAAGTTGTTTTAGAGAATTGCGCTAATTTTTTTCCGATATACTTCCGACCAGTGATATTATTCGTGATGAGATAGACAAAGCCTACGCAATCTTGCGGTAGTTCTTTGACAAGTTTTTTCTTATAATACCATGACACGAACTAATTATCATCGTTCTTTCCCTGTGCCTGTTGTTTTTGAGCCTTTTTAATTCGCTTTTTCTCGTCTATATCGTAACGCCAATCCATGATGACCTTACGTTGTGCCTTTGCTATACGCCTAATTTCGGAAAGCCACCATCTAGTTCGCTTTCCTGCCTGTCTTGTGCCTTTATTAACCCACTCATGATGCGCTTTATAGTAAGCTCTAATAGCATCCATTAGCTCATCATGAACATCGTCGTCGCTTAATTTCATTCTATTACATCAATATCGTTACTGTACGAAGTAAACCCATTTTCTTTAATAACCTTTAATACGTTATTAACTCTTCCGACTAGTTCATCCTTATGACTAATCAAAAATATGTTCTTGTTACGTTCTCTGCCCATTTGCTTGAGTACAGATAACGCATTTTCAACGCCAATTGCATCTAATCCATTGTCAATAAGCTCGTCTACGAACATTAAATTAATACCTTGGTACAAACTTTCCCATACATCGCGAAACGCCCATGATAATCCAAGGATAAGTCGATTTCTTTCTCCTCTAGACAAGTTATCAAAGTCTAAATCTTGTCCTAACTGGGTAATTTCGACAGTTAAGTCGTTTTGAAATACAACAAGGTGTGGTAATCCCATTCTATCTAGATAATAACTTAATCGATTATTCAAATACGCAAGATTTTGATCAATAATCTTCTTACGGATAAACGAATCTTTGTTAGTTAATAGCTTTAACAAAAATTCTTGGTGATCTTTCATTTCCGTTAAGGTATTAACCTCGGTCCACGAAACATCTTGCAATGCAGTATTAGTTAACTCATCAATTTGTTCTTGATACGGATCAGTTTCGTTAAGTTTTGTTTCTAATTGGTTCTCTAATACCGATAAATTATTTTGATGCGACATAGCTTGCTCTAAAGTATCGTAATATGTCTCGGGTCGCATGCCAATCTCGCCAATTTTATCAAGTTCTGTCTTAATAGTTGCATATTGTGCGCTTACTTCGTCAAGATAATTAAATGATTCAAGTAAATTCTTATTTGCAATAGAAAATAATTCAACTTGCTTATGATCTTGCAAGTCTTGTTCACATGCGTGGCATTTGTGATTACTAAGTGTTTCTAATTCCTTTGTATAACGATCAACACTACGTTGTGCTTGTACTAATGCCGATTCAAGGGTGGCTTTTTCTTTATTAAGACTGGTAATTTGCTTTTTTACATCGTCATATGTTGATTGTTTTGCATGTAATTCAAGTTCTTTTTCGATATCTACATCTTGTAGGTCGGCAATAGCGAGTGCGATCTTATTAATTGCATCTTGGTTTTGATTATTCCATGCAGACTGTTTAGTTTTCAAACTACTAATACTAAGGTCGATCTTTTCATTTGCCTTTTTAATTGCTTCAATGTTAGCAGTTTCTCGCATGATCTCGTCTTTAACTTCTTTGGTTAGAAGTTTAAGTGCTTCAGCCTTTTCAGAAA